TACATTATCATTAACTAATCCATCCGCACAATATGATTTATTAAGGATTGAACAATGGAAAGAGAAGATTACGTTATACAAAGATGCCACTTCTGATCAATCTCAGATTGGTATCCAACCAGTGTCACACACATGGGGTAAGAAGAATATTCTTGGTATGAGTGATAATGACGTTGTACTTGATTTACAACAACAAAGACTTGAAAGAGCACTTGGAGCTGAATTAGGTATCACACAAAACATTATCAAGAGAACTGGTGTGTTTGATGAGGTAGATAAGAAGTACGGTATCCCTGAAAAGGATAGACAAGCAATGGACGATTCAATGGCACCTGAGGGTGGTGGAGATGATATGGGTGGAGCTCCTCCTATGGGTGGTGCAGACGCACCTCCAATGGATGATGCACCATTAAGTGAAGACAAGAAAAAAAGTAAATCTACATTAACGGAAAGTAAGAAATCTAAAATATTGGGTATGTTAGGTGATGAAACAAAAGATTTTGATGATCTTTTTGATATCGATAAGGCTCAACGCAATATTTATGAGGTAGAGAATAAACTCAATGACATATTAAAAGAATAATTATGACAACATTTGGACATATAAAAAACAAAGTTCTAAACAAACTATCTAACTCTTATGGTAAGGGTGAATTTAAAACTAACCTGAAGGAACACTTCAAACCAATAATGGAGAACGAGATTTTAAAAGAAATGTACTCTCTTTATGAAGAATTAGAAACAAAAACATTTGACGATAAAGAAACTGCACAGTTATATGTGGAAGAACTATCTAAAGTGTTAAAAGAAAGACATTCTGAGGTAAGTACTGTACTTAACCAAATGAACGAATCATTAATTGATACTAACGTTGAATCAAATAAGTTGTATGAGTCTTTAGATAGACTTTCAACAGAAGATAAGTTAGGTAATATTTCTGAAAAGGTAATTGCTAAGAAATTCTTAGTTGAACATTTAACTACAAGTAAAGTGTCGGATACACTAAAAGTAGAAACAGGGGTAAATGAAAGTTTACTAAATTCTGTATTGACAAACAACTTCAATATTAGTTTTGATAAAACATTAAGTGAAGAAGATAAAACTAAATTAAAAGATATACTCTCAATAACTAATGAGGATTTGAATACTAAATTTGGTGAATTAAAAGAATCAATAAACGGTACTTTAGATTCCTTAGTTGAAGCGGACAATGGATTTACATCTAAGTCTGATGAGGTAAAAAAGGAAATAAACGAAATGACACAAACGAAATACAACTTATATCGTTTAGAAGAATTATTAGAGAACTTAAATTAGATTTCCTTGACGGTTGCTACCTTAGAGGTGTAAACCTTCACTTTTGAAATATCATAATCAATCGTGGAGGTTTTTTATTGCTCCTTATCTTTTATTTTTTGAATATACACTGCCTTTTGTTTCTGTAATCTTTTACTGACTGAAGGTTTTATGTGTTGTTTCTTATTCCTAAGTGAATTTAATTGTTTCACATTCTTTACTTTACGACGTAATTTCTTGATCGCTTGATCGATATTGTTGTTCGTTACTTTTATTATTAGCATAATTTGATATATACATAAATATAATAAAAAAATTTGTTATTCCAAATTTAAATGTGTATATTTTAGTAACACCATAAATAAGAATAAACATGTTAAATGAAATTAGGAAGATTTATTCCTTTAGGTACTTACAAAGATGTTAAGATTGGATACGGAACTATAAATCACAAAGATTTAAAGACTATATATTTAAAATTAAATTCTTGGCTCGAACCTGATGAGGAATGTACGGATTACGACGCAGTAGTTAGGTCATCAAGAAATGGCATAAAAAGATTAATAAGTGGATTGAACAGTGATTCATTCCGACCACAGTCTATTGTCGATTTAGACATTAGAACTAAAGGTATAAAAAAAGAAAAGAGATCGTTTATGAATTTAGAATGTACATTATATGTTCTAAAAGACTTATCAATTAAAAGCGACGATCTTAAATTGTATATGAAATCACTTATGGTTGGAATAATCGACGAGTGTTTAAATAACGATTTATTGTATAATTTTCACAAAAACAAAAAATAACTTCGATACCGATGTATTTATAGTAATAAAACTATTCATACATGAAAGTATTAGGTCCAAAAGAAACAGGTAGGGGAATTCTCATCGAATATGATGCGGGTTTCGTGTCTCCTGATGAAAATAAAACAGTAATAACAGAAATGAAGGGTGTGGACTTCTCAGAAGACATTATCCTTTTTGCTGTTCTACAGAAATACGACACTCCAAATAAAAACGGTAGAATATATCCTGAGAAACTTCTCAAACGAGAAATGGAAAAGTATAAGGATGTTATTGACAAAGGGAGTGCGTTAAACGAACTAAACCACCCATCATCTTCACTTATAGATTTAGATAGAGTATCACACACGATCACCGAGACTTGGTGGGACGGTAAGATACTTATGGGAAAAATTAAATTACTTCTTTCACCTGGATGGAAAAAATCAGGTATTGTAAGTACTAAAGGTGACCAAGCTGCAATGTTACTTATGAATGGTGTGACATTGGGAATATCTTCAAGAGGTGTTGGGTCATTAAAATCAGAAAGAGGACAGAATATAGTACAGGAAGATTTCGAATTGGTGTGTTTTGACTTAGTGTCATCACCATCAACACCTGGTGCTTATGTGTTTAACGATCCTTCAGATAGAGAAAAATACGCCGAGAGTATAGAGGAAAAACCAATAGTAGATGATAGAATGTCGAGATTAATGGGTAAGATGGATACATTTTTAAATAAATAATTCAATTTATTATTGATCAGAACACCATAAAAGTAATTTTTTCTTAAATAACAAGTATTTATTAATAAATAAAAAAACAACAAATGAGTAAAAAATCCATTTTAGAACAAGCATTGCTTCAAGTACAAGATCTTGAAGAGGCAGTTAAAGCGAACGCAAAAGGTATACTTGCTTCAACCATGAAGGAAGAACTAAACGAATTGCTAAAAGAATCAATGGAAGAAGAAGAGTCAGATGAAAGTCTGAGTCTTGATAAAGAAGACGAACAAGGTATACCTGAAGTAGCTGCAGAACAATTTGACAGTGAAGATGAGGAAAACGATGACGAAACTTCGATAAACGACGAGCCAGCGGACGACGAAGATCCTGATTTAGAGGATGAAGTTGTAGATGACGAATTAGACACTGAGGATGAATTAGATTCTGACGTGGATGATGTGTTTGATGCAATTGATTCTGAAGAAGATGATCAAGACGTTCTTGATATGACCGACGCATCTGACGAAGAAGTTCTTAAGGTATTCAAATCAATGAAACCTGAGGATGGAATAGTAGTTAAGAGAGACGGTGATAACGTTGAGCTTGAAGATGGTGACGACGAATACATTATCAAATTAGAAGATGAAGTATCTGACGAAGTTGCTGATGAAGATCTTGCTGAAGAAGAAGATTGTACCGAAGGGTGTGATGATTCTGAAATCAAAGAAGATGATTCTGAAGAAGACAACGTTGTATATGAAATTGACTTAGATGAAAGTGATGACGAAGTTACTGATGAAGAAGTTTCTGAAGAAGTTTCTGACGAAGACCTTTCTGAAGAGGAAGAAGTTGAGTTAGAGGTTCCTGAGGAAGACACTCAAGAAGGAGAAGTTGACGAAGCGGCAAGAACAAAATCTAATGTACACGGAGACAAAGGTGGAGCTAACAGAGCGGGTATTAAGTCTAAGACAAAATACAAAGCTGGTTCAACCATCAACGAAGAAGTTAAGACTTTGAGAAAACAAAACGGCGAATATAAAAAGGCGTTAGTTCTATTCAAAGACAAACTTAATGAGGTGGCTGTGTTTAATGCTAATTTAGCATATTCAACAAGATTGTTCACTGAACATTCAACTACTCGTAATGAGAAATTAAATATTTTGAAGAGATTCGATACTGTTGGAACTTTAACAGAATCTAAATCAACCTATAAAACAATTAAGGGTGAATTAGACTCGTCTAAGAACGTAACAGAATCAGTGGTAAACAAGATCACTTCAAATAATCCGACAACGTCTTCATCTCAAGATGTACTTTCAGAGTCAAAAGCATATGAAAGTCCACAATTCTCGAGAATGAAAGAATTAATGTCAAAAATAAAATAATAAATTAAACTTAAAAACAAATTTTAAAATGGGAGCATTATTAGAATCAGGTATGGTTGGTAACATTGGGTTAAAACACCTAAGAGTTATCAAGGAAGATACCATTAAAAAATGGGATGACTTAGGATTTTTAGAAAGTCTTGAAGGTCACCAAAAAGATAACATCGCTCAGTTATATGAAAACCAAGCGTCTTATTTAATAAACGAAGCTGCTGTGTCTGACGCATCAGGTTCATTCGAAACAGTTGTTTTTCCAATTATACGTAGAGTATTCTCTAAGTTATTGGCTAACGATATCGTTTCTGTACAAGCTATGAACTTACCAATTGGTAAATTGTTCTACTTTATACCTAAAATTACACCAAGAAATGCAGCAGGAGGACATTACACACCTTATGCAGGACCAAATGGAACAGGTGTTGGTAACCCAGCAACTGGAGCAACAACATCATTATATGATGAGTTTTATGCTGGAAACGCACCTAATGGAGCGGATGACGGTAATTACGACTATTCAAGAGGTAAATATTCTGCACACACAGCTGCTTTAGTTAAACAATCTTGGAATGGAAATCAGTTAGAAAATGAAGCTGCAT